GAAGACTTTAACTTAGACGAGTTTGAAGTTGAAGGTGGCGATCCAGCTGATGATATGATGGACAAAATGGGCATGGACATGGACGGAGACGCAGAAGGCGGCGACGGCATGGATATGGATATGGATATGGATGCTGAAGGCGGAGAAGAAGAAATTGAAGATCGTGTTGACGATCTAGAAGTTGCTTTAGATGACCTAAAAGCTGAATTTGAAAAAATGATGGGCGACGACGAAGATAATGGCGACGACGAAGAAATGCCAGACATGGACGGTGACGAAGATGATGACGAAGCTGAAGAAGAATCAGTAGCGTTTGAAGCATCAGACGAAGAAGTTGACGAAGCATCAAAAGATGAAGAAGTTGATGAAGCAGCAGACGAAGAAACTGACGAATCAACTAAATCAGAAGCAGAAACAATGCGTGAATATGTTGAAAAAGTAACAGCTAAAATGGGCGACAACGGTGCAAACACTAAGTCAACTGTAGCTGGTGCAAACGACATGGGCGGAACTGCTTCAAACTTGGCGCAGAATGCAGACGGCGGAAACGGCGGAACAGAAGGCGGACTAGCAGGAACATCTCCAAAAGATGAAACAGCTGGTAACGTAAATGTTCCAGGCGGCAAAGCATCAAAAAGCATGAAAGCACAGCCAAAAGGCCACGGCGCAGAGAAAAAAGGCGCAGGCGAAAGCGGAGCAAATAGTAAAAGCACTATTGGTTCTTAAGGTTAAGGAACTTTAAATGATAAACTTACGAGAGCATCTGACATTCGACCAGGCTAACATAGTCGTTGAGTCTACCGATAACGCCAATGGGGGCAAAGATCTTTACATGAAAGGTATTTGTATACAAGGTGGAGTGCGTAACGCAAACCAACGTGTATATCCTGTAAACGAAATTGGTAGGGCTGTCAAAACTCTCAATGATCAAATCCAGGGAGGATATTCAGTTCTCGGAGAAGTTGATCATCCAGAAGGACTTAACATTAACTTAGACCGCGTGAGTCATATGATCCAAGAATGTTGGATGGATGGCGCAAACGGTTATGGTAAATTAAAAATTCTACCAACTCCGATGGGACAGTTAGTAAGCACTATGATACAAAATGGTGTTAAACTAGGTGTTTCATCGCGTGGTAGTGGTAATGTATCAGAAGACGGCGGCAACGAAGTTTCTGATTTCGAAATAATCACTGTGGACGTTGTGGCTCAGCCTAGCGCCCCTGGTGCGTATCCTACACCAATCTACGAACATTTAATGAATGCACGTGGAGGAATGAAGGCATACGAACTTGCACAGGCAACAAGACACGACACAAAGGCACAAAAATACTTAAAAGAATCTCTGATTAATATAATCAGTAGACTCCAATAAAAGGAGAACATAATATGTTGGACGCACTTAAAACACTTTTTGAAAACGATGTAGTTTCTGAAGAAGTACGTGCTGAAATCGAAGGCGCATGGGAAAGCAAAATCAAAGAGAATCGTCAGCAGGCAACTGCTGAACTTCGCGAAGAATTTGCTAAGAAATATGAGCATGATAAATCAACTATGGTTGAAGCTATCGATGCTATGATCTCAGAGCGTTTAGCTGAAGAAATTGCTGAGTTTGCAGAAGATCGCAAACAACTAGCTGAAGCTAAAGCAAAATATGCTGTTAAAATGCGTGAAGACGCAAAATTAATGCAAAAATTTGTTTTAGAATCACTAAAGACAGAAGTTTCTGAGTTACATGAAGATCAAAAAGCAATGTCTGATAAGTTCAGCATGCTTGAGAACTTTATTGTCGATGCACTTGCTAAAGAAATTGCAGAGTTCCACGAAGACAAAAAAGATTTAGCTGAAACTAAGGTCAAACTTATAAAAGAAGCTAAAAATAAATTTGCTGAAGTTAAAACTAACTTCATTGCGAAAAGTGCCGATAAAGTATCTACAATCGTTGAAAACACTCTTAAGGGTGAGATTAGCGCATTGAAAGAAGATATTGAAGAAGCACGTAAGAACGATTTCGGTCGCAAAATGTTTGAAGCATTTGCATCTGAGTACGCAACAAGTCATCTGAATGAAAATTCGGAAGTTGCAAAACTTATGAATGTAGTTGCAGTTAAAGACAAACAACTAGCTGAAGCAAAAGCATTTGCAACAAAAGCAAAAGTTTTAGCTGAGTCTAAGGCGAACGAAGTTAAGCGTATGGCACAAATCGCTGAGCGCAAAGAAACTATTGATGGATTGTTAAGCCCACTAAACAGAGCAGAACAAGAAATCATGACAGATTTACTGGAATCAGTACAAACAAACAGACTACAATCTGCATTTGACAAGTACCTACCGTCAGTAATTGATGGTAAATCTCCAGCGAAGCAGAAGGCAGTAATTACAGAAGGCACAGAAATCACAGGCAATAGAAAACAAACTAACGTTAGTTCAAAGCAAGACGATAATGTCGTTGACATTAGACGTTTAGCTGGTTTAAATTAAGGAGAAAACTATGTCAGAACTATTAGAAAGTCGCTGGCTGGATACGAAGAGCGCACTTCTTGAAGGCCTTCAAGGCACAAAGAAATCTGTAATGTCAGCTACACTGGAAAATACACGCAAGTATTTGTCAGAAACTGCAGGCGCAGGTGCAACATCCGCCGGTAACGTCGCAACTCTTAACAGAGTTATTTTACCCGTCATCAGACGTGTAATGCCAACAGTCATTGCTAATGAAATCGTTGGTGTTCAGCCTATGACTGGCCCAGTAGGGCAAATTCACACGCTACGTGTTCGTTATTCGGATACAGTAGGTGCAGGCGCAAGCGGCACTGTAGCTGGTGAAGAAGCACTATCACCGTTCAAGATTGCTGAAGCGTACTCAGGTGCGACAGCAGGAACAGCGGCAAACACAGCAGCACTAGAAGGTGAAGCTGGTAACAAAATGTCTATTCAGATCTTAAAACAGACTGTTGAAGCTAAATCACGTAAGCTATCAGCACGTTGGACTTTTGAGTCTGCACAAGACGCACAATCACAGCATGGTATTGATGTTGAAGCAGAAATTATGGCTGCTTTGGCTCAAGAAATTACAGCTGAGATTGACCAAGAAGTACTTGGTTCACTATACACATTAGCAGGAGCAGCTGAAGCCGATACTCAGTATGATCAAGCTGGTGTATCAGGAACAGCTACTTTCGTAGGTGACGAGCATGCTGCATTAGCAGTTATGATCAACCGCGCAAGTAACAAAATTGCACAACGTACACGTAGAGGCGCAGGTAACTGGGCAGTTGTGAGTCCGTTTGCATTAACAGTACTTCAGTCAGCAACAACTTCAGCGTTCGCAAGAACAACTGAAGGCACTTTTGAAGCTCCAACTAACACTAAAATGGTTGGTACTTTAAACAATGCAATGAAAGTATATGTAAACACATATGCTGCTGATGCACAAGACGTACTTGTAGGTTACAAGGGATCAAGCGAATCAGACGCAGCAGCGTTCTATTGCCCATATATCCCACTAATGTCAAGTGGCGTTGTATTAGATCCAACATCATTCGAGCCAGTTGTGAGTTTCATGACTAGATACGGATATGTTGAGTTAAACAACACTGCAAGTTCATTAGGTAACGCAGCAGATTATCTATCGCGTGTTAGCGTTGCTAACGTTAGCTTTAGCTAAGTCGTTATTTAGAAATACTAAAATAGGCGCTACGGCGCCTATTTTTTTGACTAAATTTTCTGGTTGACTTTTTGTTTCAAATAAGGTATAAATTATACATAAACAAAAACTTATGAAACATAAACATTTAATAGTACGAGCAGAAGTAAGTAATCCTCCAATATACGAACAAACTATTACTGATTGGGCTTCTAATTTAATTAGAGACATTGGTATGAAGATTATGATGGGTCCTTATGTTAAGTATTGTGATATGGAAGGTAACAAAGGATTTACTTGTGTTACTATTATTGAAACATCACACGTAGCAATACACATATGGGACGAACAATCTCCAAAACTAATCCAATTAGATGTCTACACTTGTGGCGATTTAGACACACGAATAGTATTTGATGCATTAGACAAGTTTGATCCTGTAAAGATTGACTTTAAATATTTGGACAGAGAACACGAACTTATTCGAGTACTAGATACTAAATAATAATACAACGTTCAGGCAATTAGCCCGGAAGTAAGCAACTATGCTGAAGGAACGCACTTAACTGTAAAAAGGAGAGTGTAATGAACAGATACGATCACCTACTTAAATCATACCGTGAGCAGAAAGCGAAAGAACATAAGGAAAAGATTCTTATGAGAACTCGCAGTGAAGTAAACGTGAATGGAAATGGCACAAGTGGATATACTGTTACAAACGGACCAAACAGCGGTAAAGTCCTAAAACATATATCTGTCAATCATAGTAATAATTAATATTTTGGTAAAATAAAGGTTGACTTTATATCTAAAGGTGTTATATTATATACATAAGCAACAAAAAAGTAATTAATTTTTGTTTATAGTGCAAGGAAGAGGCCTTTACCAGAAGGGTCGAACTTGACTAGCCAGGGATGGTACCCAGGTGCTGTAGTAGAAATACGCAGTATCACATCGCAGTCACTAGCGGGGTTAGGTTGTACGTATTAGAATGGTATTCGGGTACGTGCTTGTAGGTGTAACCAAGTCCTACCTATTTTGCTTATATTTTAAAAAGACACTTCGGTGTCTTTTTTCTTGACTTAAAATCCTTTATATTGTATTGATGATAAATACTTGTGTCAGATAGTGTGCCGCAAGGCGGACTTATGCTGTAACCCACAGCGTAGCCCATAGAACGGGCATTAGACTACTATTATAGGAGAAAAAAATGGGAAGACCACTTAATAAAAGATTGTTTGGTGCAGCAGGCGTAGGCCCTACAGCAGCCGGCAACGAAATCAAAGTAAACTTTCATAACAACACAGCAGTTAAAGAAGGTTATATTGTAAAGCAACTAGGTTCAAAGAAATTTGTATGTGAAGAAATCGAAACACCAGGCTTATTTACTTGTACACTAACAACAGGCAAATTACCAGCGGCACTAACAGCAGGCGAAATGGCAATTTCATTCAAAATGGACGATGCAGAAACATACACAGTAAGTAAAATTGCTGGACGTAAAGTTACTTTATCAGCACCTAGCGGAACAGGCGCAAACGCTTATGACGGCAAAAGTGTTCCATGGAACTTTAGCACATCTACTTCAGATGGCGCGGCACAAGTTGAAGAAGCAGGTGATGATAACACATTACTCGGCGTAGATGACGACGACTTTACAGAAGACGCATAAGGACTAACTTAATGGAACGACCAATAAATGTATTTTGGGACTTTTTAAAAAATCTTAAAGATTTGGTAGTTTCAGTTAAAATTGGAAGCTCTAAGGTAGAACCGTTTGGATCTATCTTAGAGCAACTTAGCAATACAAAGTTTAAAGTTACTGACAATAAAGGAAACGAAGGAGTGTGCGAACTAGTTAATAAAAGTACAAAAGATTTAGATGATAATGAAATGTCACTAATGGGTATTGTATTACATAGTTCAGCGTTTGTTTATATTTCTTCGATTGTTAATAACTTAATGATAGATTTTAATAACATTCGATACAGTTGGGATATACACAACGACTCAACAACAAATGTATTAATGTTAACAGGGAAACAGTAAATGTCAAAGATAGAAAAAGTAACAGGTGGCAATTATAAAATTGCAGTTAGTAATGGCGCATCAGGCACTATTACTTTAGACACTACCGATGGCGCTTCTGTTGTTCAAGGAACTGTTATTATAAATGGAGACCTTGAAGTAAAAGGAACACAAACAACAGTTGAGTCAACAGTTACAACTATTGCAGACAATATTATTACATTAAATCAAGGTGAATCTGGAGCTGGAGTTAGTGCTTCAAGCGGATACATTGCGGGTATAGAAATATCTCGAGGATCATTGCCTACAGCAAGACTTGTTTTTAATGAACAAACTCAATATTTTACAGGTGGATCTAGCGGCACAGGATCTTTTAAGTTACAAGATGCAACTGGAACAACTTTACCATTTACAACAAATAGTATAAACGCAGAAGGAGTTTTATATATTACAACTCCTGCAGCAAGTATTGACGTTAGTGGTACAGTAAACTACGAACGTAATATTTTTGAATACGCATTTAATGCTGTTGCAAACGATTTTATTATTACTGATCCTGGCAATGGCAATGTATTAGTAAACAATGATGGATTAGTTAATGCTAAAGGTGTTAAAGATTATGTAACATATGCTTTTTCAAATACACTACAACCAGGTATTGCTGATAATGATACAACATTAAAAGCATTAGATGAATCTACAACAGGTATAGAAAGTACAGTTGAAGTAAAAGTTGACAACACGCTAATTGCAAATATATACTCTAATAGATTAGAACTAGCAGATTTAAAAATACAAAAAAACGAAATATCAACTACATTATCAAATGATGATTTATTTTTGTCAGCTCCAGGAACAGGTTCAGTTACAGTAAAAGATACGTTTGTAATGACCGGGTCACCATTTGACGACGACTTATCAGTTAATCCGGCAGCGCCTGATAGTGGAATTAAAATATTTT